CTATCACCAAATAGTTGTAACAAACTTAAGAACAAGTTTATAAAGTCCATGTACAGTGTCAATGCACCGCGAATTTCAACGACATCGCTAGTATCTAAACTAACTTCTTCACGAATCTTTTGTGTGTCATAAGCAGTCAGTCCCAGAAAGATGACGATAGCCAAAGCTGAGATCACCATCTGCATGACAGTCGAGCCGATGAAGATGTTGACAATACTAGCAATGATGATAGCGATCAATCCCACAAACATAAACTTGCCCACGCTATCCAGGTTACGTTTTGTGAAGTAACCATACCCACTCATCACACCAAACAGTATCGCTGCACCCATGAATGCTGACACAATACTACCCATAGTGAATACAGCAAAGATCGTAGCAAAACTCAATCCCATCAATGCTGCGAACCCATGTAAGCATAATTGTGCTACACCTTTACTAGGATCATTTCCTAACACCATAGCAATTCCAAAGATTGCTGCCAGTGGAGCAAAGATAACAATCCACTTTAGAATTCCTGTAAAAAAGAATGCTAGTAACTCTGGACTGGTACCTACAAAATAACTGACTAACATTGATACGATCACAGCGAGGCTCATGTGTCCATAAACGCGGCCCATCGCTTGATTGATTTCTCCTGCTGAACGATAATTTACATCATCTGAATAAGTTGTTTCAAACATAATAATCTCCTTTTAATATTTAGTTTCTCTAGTGTATTTACGATAATCTACGCTCATCCGCAGCATATCTTCACCACTACCTTCTAAGATATCAACTATTCTGTCGATAGTGCCGTCATTATAGTCGCTGATTCTTCCCATTCTTGCATGAGGTGTGTCCAGTAACGCATCCAATTTATCCATAGCATCATCAATAGACCAAGGGACATACAGACGAGTATGATCGTTGGCAAAAGTTTCAGGGAAGCTACGATAAGCAGGATACAGAACATTGCATCCGAGAGCATCAGCCTCACTGACTGTGTTCGAAACCCAATCCTGTAGCGCACAGTTAAATACAACCCTACTATCATTAACAATGTTGTAGTATTCATTCTTTTCTAGATCCTCATGTATTGTAAGTAATCCCCGATCCACTAAATCACGGGTTCGTTGCATATAGCTTTCGCTATTAGATTTGAGTTTACCACCGCTACATACACAGAATTCAACATCGGGTGTGTTTGGCTGACTATTCCATGCCTCAATCAAGTCCATATAGAAGTCAGGTTGTTTCTCCTGATCCCATCGGGCACTGAATACTACACGCATCTTGCGTTCATCGAACGGCTTGATACTTGCGACACGACCTTGTACTTCACTCTTGCCAAATGCTAACCCACTGATATTGTAGATCGGGGCCTTCCAACCCGCAATCTTCATGTGCATCACCATTTCTTCATTCGTTGCAAGCACGCCATCTACGAACGAATCAACCATCTTTTCATAATGCCCCATAAATTCCGACATATTCCAAACATGTACAAAATCATCAGGATCAATAGACTGGGCAAGACAGCGAACAAAAATACGAGGACGATGTTGAGCACCGATCTGATTGAGTATATAAGGTAGGCTCTCAATACCGGGTTGAAACATATCTTCGAAATAGATGACATCTTCATTATTGAGTTCTCCTGCTTTCATCATCTTGATTAGATTCATCAGTTGACTCATACCGAAGTATGTGCGACCATGTGCATCTAATACTTGACCCGTCACGATTGCTTGGTCGTTGCTGAGTGTTTCTCCGGGAACTACAACATAGTCGATGTCCCTCTTATCAAACACAGTAGTATTCCACTCTTGCAATTGCAGAGTGTACCTTGCTTTGTAGGGCTCAAGCCCCATGTAATACAGTTTACGCATTATGGACGTGCGTTTTCTTGCCATTGATCACGAGCAACTTTACCAGTTGCGAATTTTGTATATTGACGATAGACATAACTACGTTGATCGTAGAGTTCTGCTTCGTTGTACTTATAACCAAAACCCACGCAGAAGTCTAGATATTTCTCTAGGTCCTCAAAGATTTGTTGAACACGTGGATTAGATTGAAAAGTTTGTTTTGCCATTTTGTTTCCTTAGATAGCGAGGTTAGTTAAAGGTTTTGTTGTATCGTAATAAATTGTTGCACCGTTCTCATTATCTTCTGAGACAGTTATAACAATATCACGATCTGGATACCGAGTTGCAATAACTTCATAAAGGTCATCACTAATCATTTCACAACTTTTGTAATCCAATGCAAGAATGCCTTGAGAATATTGATTCTCTAACCATCGTTTGAATTGAATAAACTCAATATCCCTGTCGTTGTGAAATACTTGTATCATCACCTCAAAGTGAAAGATGTGACGATGCGGAGTTGCTAAAAAGCTAACATCATACTCATCACCTGTTGCCAAGTTAGGGTCTGTTGCTGCTGCGGGGTACTTATGAATACCTTCTTTTTGAAAGCGCACAAAAATTGTACGCACTGCTTTATCTTTGATGCGTTGACGCTTTTCGGCTAGTGCCATAATTCTTTGTTCTATCATCTTTCATCCTCAAAATTAACACGTTCGTGATCTTCATCCCATTGAAGTCTTGTGTATCTTCTTAACTCTAAGTATACATCAAGTCTATCTATTTTCATATCTTTAAGGGCATCTACTGTAAAGTCTTTGTCCTGTTCTGCTGCTAGTATTTTAGCATCAAGGTCCTTGAGTTGTTGTTCTAATCTTGCAATTCGTTGTCTATACATTTTATTACTCCAAAACTAATGCGATAGCTTCATCACTATCCTCAATCTCTTCCTCGGATTCTTCGTTCGTTGTGAACAATTCATCAAACATGGTCATAGCATTAACTGTTTTCTTACCGCTAATACCTTGACTACCTGATTGAAATTGTTTCCAATAACTACTATGCTGGTCAATCAATTCCCATGCTTCATCTTTAGTTTTCTTACTAAAGATTTCATCAACTAATTGAGTAAAGAATCTATCACCTTCAAGTTTATGCACAATCATTTTAGGAACAACACCCGTTTCATATTGACGATTAGCCTCTTGAACAGCATTCATGTGCATCCAAACATTGTGACTTTGCAATAGTGTATAGCTTAATGTGTCCCAGCTGGTTTTAGTTTCTTTACCATGATGTCCCAAGAATCCTACACCACGATAGCACAAGTCTTTCATAACTAGTGAATCAGTCACAGGACTATCTGTAAATGATTTATGTATTCCATCTGCTAATACTGCATCACGGAACTTGCGTGTATCACTCGCATAACTTTTCTTTTCAGCAGTCTTTTCCATTTGATAAGACCATTTCTTATTATGCTCAATAGTTGTATTGAAATAAGCAAGACCCTTAGCAGCACTAAAGAATGGACTAGCACAGTCAAATGTAATCTGTAATTTTGGATTGTGATACTTGCGTATTGCTTTTTGTATATCAGTAAACAATACAGCATATTCTAAGATACTTGTACCCAAACAATGAATCAAATCATGCTTACCTTCTTGTAGCAATCCATCGTGGACTATCTCAGTCATTCTACGCAATGTCAGATGAATATCAATCTTATTTTGTCCACCGAATGCCCAACCATTAAAATGATTGTCTGGATAGATATTTGGATCGCAATACTTTTTCATATCAGTATACCAATTATCTGATTGTGTATGATTACGACCTTGCAACACGTTTAAGAACTTGCATTTCCCTGAGCGATTATTTATAAAGTATTCGTTGTTGATATGTGTCGCTGATATCGCTTCTTCAATAGTACTAATACCATGTAGGCTATTACCATTCTTATCTTTCATTCCAAAGGTTGTTAATGATTGTGACGGGATATCTAAACACATACCATAGTCCATGTATGTATCCATCCATGTCAATACTGCTTTGCGTTTCTTCATAGCACGTGGGCAGTTAGGATCTTTCCAGTCTGCGGGCCATTGACCTTTAAGAATCTGAAAGCCACCACTATCACCCAGCATAAACGTACCAGCTTCACGTTCACGTATGATACTTTCACTTGCATCATCGTCAGTAGTATCTAAGTTAGCATGACCAGCACTGTACAATCCCCACTTGTAATAGTAAAGACCTTCTTTAGAGTTTAAGAAGTTTAGTTTCTCAACATCACCTTTGAAGCCTGCAGGAATACGTGCTTTGTCAAAGTATGGCAAGCCTTTTCGTTGCTTACCTAAGCCAGCGATATAAAAACTACTGACTGCGGGTAAGAACAATGCCCATTCAGGGTCTTGTTTTAGTGATAGATTATGCTGGGCCATATGGAACTGATAGTCCTGATTCACTGAATTCTTGTTTAATTAAAGTTCTAACAATAGTTATTTGTTCTTCTTTTTGCTTGATAGTATCTAGCAAATCTCTGATAGTAGGATTAGTTTGTGCTAATGCTTCTAATTCCATTTCTTCATTACGTTTTTTTCTGGCCCAATCAAGCAATGCTTCTGCATCAGGTGACAATCCAACACTTGCATAGCTAGTATTCATTGTTGTCCAACCAGTTCCGTCAAGCACTTGCATATCAGTACCATTGATACGTATCATTCCTTGCATGGGATTGTTTATATTCTGATTGACATAGGGAACACTAGTGTTCCCCCCAGAAATAACTGTGTACTTACCCATTGGAGCTATACCCTTGATCATTTCTTGTTTGCTGGGAGTAAGTAAACATATGTTGCAATACCACTATCAACTGTGATTTCAATAGCACCTTGCTCACTAATTTTAACTGTCTTGTCACCAACCAAATCCATGATACTCAAGAATTCTTTAACAGGCCAACGATGTGTACCAGCTAACACTCCAGTTACCGGAGTATTAAACACAAAATTACCACTATGCGTTGATGCATCACCAAAGTAAATCTTCAAATCATTGCCATCAGTTTTTAACACAAAATGTTCTTCTTCACTGTTAGCATGTGATTGTTTCTTAAGACGTTGAATACCAGCAATTGTGGGTTCAAATTCAACATTCCACTTGGCACCTTTGAATGATACACTTTTAACCTTTTCATCAACTACGCTTTTAAGCATAAGACGATAGTCATTAACAAAATCACCGTTCTTTGTTTCGAAATGAATATTAGATGGAACATCTACACCATCACGCTGAGTACGAATAACATTGATTTTAGCATCTTTGTCATACTCATCGAATCCAATGATTGTCTTGAGTTTGCTCAAGTTAGGCATACCAAACACCCCAATAAAATCAGCGAGTGGGTCCTTGAATGTACCACTCACGATAACATTCTTGTTTTCAGCTACTGCATTGATTGTAGTTTCTGTTTCAGAACCAGTAACTTTAACTAGTTCAATTGTGCCAAGACCATGTGTGTGGTCAATTAAGTCTTTTAAATAATCTTTCATTTTGTTTCCTTTGTTTAAAATATTTAGGAGTTCCTATCACGTATTATAGTGGAATATATTACGATAGTCAACACCAGTTTAACCGAATGTAAATAAATCATCGAATGTTGAATTGACATTCGTATTACTTCTTATATCCCAATCTAATACACCAATCAAGTTGTCAATCTTTTCATCGACCAATGTCTTTTCCATTAGTAAATCATCAAATGGTAATTCTTTGAACCATGAAGGCAATCTCAATTCGTCAACCGGGTAAGCAATACTAGTGAACCCCAATGCGTTATCTTTGAGTTTACAAACAACAATCTTCATGCCATCTATAATTTTCTGGCTGTAGTTATCACCATATACTCTGCGTAGATAGTTCCAGTTAATTGCTGCCCGAGCATGGCCGACACCACACTTACCAGTCTTTTCAAACTCAATCGTATGCTTAGTCAAATTGTTAACTGATTTGGGTGAACCTTTTGTCCAACTATCTTGCTCAGACAATTTAGTTTTGAATTCTTTTACCATTTCAATAACTTTGTCACGTTGCTCACCAGCAAGGACCTTAGTAAGAACATCCATCAAGAATTCTTGTATATACTTAGGAGTATCAGCACGTTTTAAATCAAGCCCCATAGCTTTGATATCACCGTTCTTTCCGTTTGTATCTTTACGCTTACCTTCTTTATCAAAGATATTGATAGCATAGCGTTTCTTTGTGATAAAGATAGCCCGATCACCGATCAATTCACGACCAGCTTTAATTATTACCCCATTCTTACGGGGTGCATGAAATGCACGTTCCATAAATGCAGGGAAACTTTCGTTCGTTTGGTCAGCAATAGTATCATACAACCCAATACAAGTTTCTTTATTCCACTCTATCCCCTCATTTGTTATTTGCGAATAGAGAATAGGATATGCAGTAAAATAACAACTGTCAGTATCACCATAGACAATAGCAGCACCATCGTGTGCATAAGTACCTGCAATTGTTTCGTTGATGTTACTCATCATATGTTTAACAATTTGACGACCGCTTAAGGTAACACTTTGTCCGATACGCTTGTCATAAAATCTACAATGCTCATTCAACAATGCACCATATGCGGAGTTCAACAAAATCTTACGAACAAGTTGACGTTTGTCCCAATACTCACGATCCTCATTAGTAGTAGCTTCTTTAAGTTTCTTCTGCATCACCTTACGATCCGAGTACCAACGTGAGAGTAATCCAGGAACTACACCTTCTTTCTCATAAGTAAAGATTGTTCCATTGGCAGACAACATCCATGGACGATTACTATCAAAGATCATTTTCCATATTTCAGCAGCACTATACTCCTCACTACGACCATCTTCGTAATCTAGGGTAAGCATTACCCCGCGATCTTGATTCAAGATAGCAGTATATTCAAGTACCCCAAACAAGTTTTCCCACAATATCGCGCCAGTAACGTCATCGTCACCTTCTTTGAATCGT